CCTGGCTGGATGAAAGTTTGGATAATGCCAGCATTTTCTGATTTTTCTTTACTTACTTTTGCAAGTCTTTTTAAGTCCTTGCTATTTACTTTTGTCGCGTGTTTAACTTCTCCGCTTTGCTTATCCACGGCAAGCTTACCTATTTTGTTATCTTCAAGCCTTTTTACTATCAAGGCATAATCAAGCCTATTGTTTGTAAAAAAATGCGTTGGGTTTTCTTTGATTTCCTTGATTAGTTTAAAAACATCAGACGGCTTATCAAAGATTTCGGGGTGTTTGGCGGCTAAGTATTCCAAATCGGCGGTTATCTCATCGGTCGTTATCTTTGATAGATCCCTGACGTTAGGCGCTAGGTCGGTCTTGATGACGTAGTCCGTCTTTGCCGCTCCGCCGTCTTTCATCGTCCAGCCATCGCCCTTTACGACTTCTTGCTTTGCTTCCGCTTGCTCTAGCTTACTTCCTTGTTCGGCTGTTTCTTTGACAAGATCCGCAAATGCTTTAGCCTGTTCTTTGCTTGCTCCGTTTTTCTCCATCGTTTTTGCGTAGCCCTCGAGAGTGCCGCCCGATTTTATCGCTTTAGCCGCTTCTCTTAGGTGGTATTCCAGCGCCGCGTCATTACCGATTATCGGCACGTATTTTAGAGCCGTTTGACGCACCGCATTTACAAACGCGGTTTTGCTCGCCCCGCTAAAAGTCGTGGCTATGCCTTTATTAAACCTAGTCGGCATAATAAATTTACTATCAAGCGCGGCGAAAATCTCAGCTAAATTCCCTCTAGCCTTTGCAAGCTTGTCTATCTCTTTTACGATCTCTTTTGCGCGTTCGCTTTTAAAGCTCGTCTTTTGTAAGGCTTCGTTTAGCTCTTTGCCGTTTAAAATTTCTCTTACGTTAAACGTCCCCGTTTTGCCTAGCGCGCCCTCAAAATCGTCTTTTATGGCCGCTAGTTCAAACTTCTGCGCCTGCTCCGGGCTAAGCTTTGAGATAAATTTATCGTAAAGCCCGCCTTGCGTGTCTCGTAGCCCCCTAAAAGCGTTCATAACGTCTTGCGCCGAGCTTTCAATATTTGTAATCGCCTTAAAAAGCGGACTTCTTTCAAAGCCTTTAAAATCTTTATATTGGGCTAAATTTTCCCTCAAATACGCTCGAGCCGCGTCGTCGCCTAGTAGATCGTCCATTGCCCGCTCTAGTATCTCTTTGCCTTTTATGAAATTAACTTTTGTGGCATACGAGTTCTTGTCGGAATTTAATATGTCGTTTAGCCCTTTATTGTAGTTCGCTCTTAGGTCATTCAGGTCTCTTACGCCTAGTTCCCGCCCTTTTAGGCTATCAAACCCTTCCATTACTCCGCGCGTTTTATCGCTTGATTTGTCGAAAATGTTTGAATTTGACGAGTACTCCTGCTTCATCTGCTCGATCGCATCGTCTGAGAGTTTGATTTTTTGCCCGTTTTTAAAAGCATCGAGATTGTCTATGGCTTGATCGAAATCATCTTTTGTCGCCTTATAGTATTGTTCCACCACGTCTTTTAAGTCCGTCGTCTCGCTTTGCCCTATAATCTCGCGCAGGCGATTAACGTCGCTTTGGGCTAGATCAGCCAAATTCCTAGCGCCACGCCCGCTCTTGTCGCCTCTTAGGGCGTTTAAAAGGCGTTCAGCCGATTTTCGGTCGCTAAGAGCCAAGCTTAAGATTTTCTCGCGCTCGGCATCAAGCCCTCTTGTGTTGTTAATAGCAGCGGCCGCATCGTCAAGGTGGAGTTTTTGTGCGGCTCTTGCGCTAAAATCTTTCGCTTTGTTGATTATCGGGTTTAGTAGTTGAAGGTCGGTTATGTTTCCGCCGTCTACTTTATAACCGCCTACTTCTGCAGCATTTTTTAGCATTGCTTCGGCCTCGTCGCCTGCTATTGCTTCCGCAGACTTCATCGCCCCTTTTACGTTCGCCGTCGGCACACCTTCTATTGCCTGCTTACCCAAATTTAAAAGAGGCATTTTATCTGCGACCTTGCCTGCTAGATTTAACGTAGGTTTGCCGTATTTTGCCGCCGCCCCTATTAGTGCGTCACCCGCAACCGAAAATAAAGCCTCCTCGCCCATCTTTTTTGCCGCATTAGCTAAATTTGCCTCTTGCCCCGCATAATTTGAGTTATTAAGGTGGTCTACGCCGCTACCGCCTGCTGCGCCTAAAGCTCCGCCCGCCATATTTTGCAAAAAGCCGCCGCCCTTTTTATAGCTCAATGCAGCCCCTGCCATAGAGCCGGCATTATCTCTCATTACTCGTCCGATCTGTTTTATCAGCCCGTCGTCGAGGTCAAAGAGCTCATCTCCTTTGCGTAGATACAGATTGCCGTTATACTCGCTTAGCCCGTAAGCTAGTTTACTTTGCCTGATAGAGTTTGAGACGTTTTTTAAAAACTCGCTCTTTTGCTTTTTGACGTCATCCCCGCCGAAAATTAGCGGGTTTGCGTTGTCGAATTTTGAAATAGCATTATTTACCGCGCTTTTTATTTCGTCCGTGCTCTTTGCGTTCGAAATATCGGCGCGATAATCCCTATCGGCTCCCGCCACGTCTGCGGCCGCATTAGTCGTTACGCCGCCAAAAAGCTTTAAAGGATTTAGCGAGAAAGGCAAAATCTCTGTTTGCAGACCTTTTTCCATCGGCATAGGCTGTATATTTTTGCTCGCCTGCTCGGTGGCTATTTGTTTTCTTTGTTCATCGGTTAAATTTACAAATTGCATTTATATTCCTTAGTAATCGTTTCTACCTTGTTTCACTATCATTCCGCCGTTCGCACCTCGTGGACGCGTAAAATAGAGCGTGTCTATCATCTCGTTTAGCGCCGGCAAACTCTCCTTAAACTGCTCCATATTTACGCCGCCGTTTTGCATTTCAGTCACCATATTTTGATAAAACGTTCTAATCTGGTTTGCGGTAGCGTCCATTGCGCTTTCAAAGTCTGTGTTGCTTATCTCGTCGCCCGTCGGAAAAGCTTTTAAAAGCTGTTCGTATTGCATATTGCTCATCTTGCCGCTGCCGAATGCGTTTTTAAATAGCAGCGTTGCGTTGCTAAGCTCCTTTTTAAAATCGCTTGTCTTTTTGTCCTGAATATCAAAGACTTTCGCCACTCCGTGCAAAGCATTATCTAGCCATCCTACCTCCCCGCCGGTATATGCTCCTTTTGCTCTTTGCAGAGCTTGCAAGGTGCTTGTCATATCGGCGATGTCTTTTACGTATTTTTGTTGTAGTTTGTTTCTGTCTAAAAGCCCGCTTATTTTGCCGTCCGCCTTTCCGGCATCCTTTAGCGCATTGTATACATTGCCGCTCGGCGTATTTATCTCGACCATAGCTTTTTTATATCTGTATTGTTGTTCTGGGCTAGCGGCTTTTAGATTTTCGGGGAGTTCAAGCCCTAACGCCTGAAAGCCCAAGTCGGTTTTTAGACTATCGGAATACAAATCGGCCTGATGTTTGTTCTTATCAAAATCAAGCCTCTGCGCCTGCGTATTTGCGTTCATTCTCGACGTATCCGCGTTGTATAGGCTTGTATTTGCGTTCATCATTCCGATTTTGTCTTGATTATTCCAGTGCGCAGCTTGGTTATTCCAATTATTTATTTTTGCTCCTAGCTCGCTTTGCTTGAATTTTTGCGTAAATGCATTGTTGCTCGCCGTCTCTCTTTCGGTTTCGGCGTGGTGCCTTGCTGTTTCGGCGTCTCTTGCCCCGGTTAACGCCTCGCTAGCCAAATTTGATCGCATAGTTTCGTTGATTTTCATCTGATTTTGGTTTTTCGTTACGTTTTCTTTGTATATGTCCCAAAGGGAGCGTCCGACCGCTCCGACTGCATCTATCATATTTGTGTTGTAGTTGAAATCTACTCTATTTGGGTTAAAGTACGCCACCTTTTTGCTCCTTAAATTTTAATCAATAGCCCTCATCCTCGTCTTTGCGCTTACCGAAAGCGGACGAGTTCCACGCGTTGAGTAGGTTTTGGTTCGCCTGATTTTCTCTTGAAATTTGTCGCTCGGATAGCATTTTATTAAAATCAAACGCCGCCTTTTGCTGCTTCATCAGGTTTTTTGCCGCCTGTTGTTGCGCAATGCCTGAGTATATATTGCCCGCCATTCCTAGCGCGTTCATCCAGTTAGGTGTTCCTGCCGCGTCGCTATTTCCTAGCCAGCCTAAAGCCTTGCCGCCCGCGTTTTTTAAAAGCCCCATGAAATCAAAACCGCCGCTCGCTGCCGAATTCGCAGTTGCCGCGCCTCTACTAAATAGCCCGCCCAAATCCATTTTCTCCTCCTTATAGCATTCCCGCCGATTTTAAAATCTCCGCACCTAGTTCGATGTCGCTTACGCTCTCGCCCTTTTTTACGCGCTCAAACGCGCTTACTCCGCCCGCGCCCCTGTTGCTGCCGATGATAGGATCAGGCTCGCCGCTTACTTTAGCAAGATTTATCATTGCCTTAGCGACTGCTTTCCAGCCGTCGTAGTTTTCGCCAAGCAATGGCATAAAGCCGTTTTCGTCCGCAAATTTGCCTAGCTCCTCTAGCTTTATCGTCGGGAAGTCTTTTTTAAACTCGGCCGAATTTTTGTTAAAAATTTCTTGCTGCCTAGCTTGCTCTGCGGCTGCTGCTTGCGCGGCTTGAAACTGCGCTAGTTGCTCTTTGATCTGCCCTATGTCGCCTAGCCCCATACTTTCAAGCATTGCCTGTTGTTCGGGCGTCATTACGGCGGGCGCGCTCTGTTTGGGCGTAGCTTCCTCGCTTTTTGGCGTCTCCTTTGGCGCTTCAGCTGCGGGCGCCTCGTTTGTTTCTTTTGCTTCCTGCGGCTCGCTTGCTTGCGTAGGCTCATCGCTTGCGGTATCTTGCCCCTCGTCAAATGCGCCCATTAGCGCCTCTATTGCATCGTTCTCAGTCATTTTCGTTCTCCTTGTAGTTGTCAAATACGTCAAAAAGGCTATCGAGAAGTTTTAAATTTCCCATAGCCCCCAGCCTAGCTCTCTTTTTCAGCGTCTCGTTTTCTGCGACGTTTAAGTTTTGCGTATAAAGCGCGCAGATATGCTCTATAAATTTCCTAAAAGCCTCCTTGTTCATAAGCTCCGCCAGCTCCCGCCGCGTCCCATACTCCGCCAATTTGTCCCGGTATAGGCGCATTCTCATTTGTGGCAACATTTAAACTATCCTCCTCCCCTATAAAATTACGCGCGTCTTTGATGCCGTAAAGCGGCAAAAGTTCAAGCAAAAGCTTTTTATTCGCCTCTTTCATCTTCTCCGCGCCTATTCGATCGCCTACTTGCAAGCACATTCCAAACTGTGCGCCGATTATTTGCCCGGCGTCCATTAGCGACCTTTTTTGCACCTCTTTGTTTAGCGCGCCTATGCCCGTATTTAAATTTACGTTAAAACTCGGTACCTCGCCGCGATTAAAGCCTGCGAAAAATATCGGGTCGCCGTATTTCCACACGAGAAACGCTAGTCTCTCGAAAATAGGTTCAAAAAAGGTCTCGTTGTAGGTTCTGATGTAGCCTTGCAATCTTACGCTGCCCTCATTTGCCATTATGCTTGCCATAGTGGCGGTCTCTTTTCTCGTAGTGGGCGCGCCGTTTTGTTGAGGGGATACGCCGCTAACCTCGCTCATCTCGTTTTCTATCGTTTGCAAAGCGGTCATTGCTGCACCGATGTCGCCGGGCGGCACTATTTTTACGTCCGCGGCGCCCTCGGTAAATACCGGCTCGCCCACTTTTTCCAAATCAGCGCGCGATACGCTAGCCGAGCGGTTAAAGATCAATTTAGGCGACACATGCGTTCTTACGACGTCGGTAACAGAGTTTCTAGTTACGTTTAGCTCGTCTTGTAGCGGTAGCATAGACGCGAGCGCAGGCTCGCCGTAAGCGCAGACGTAGTCCTCGTCGTTTTTGCCGCGTACTTGCGGGAGCATATACCCAAACACGAACGGTTGCCCGTCTTTTAGCTTGACGGCGTCTCTTAGTATGTTATTTTCGTATATGGTGCTGACTTGCCACTCTTTGCCTTTGAGTTCGTATATTTCGTACAGCTCAAAGCGTTCATACGGCTTTTTGTCCTCAAACATTTCAGGCGTTTGCATCTTGAAAACTCCATTTTCCAGGAATTCTTTTATATCCTCGCTCGTGAGGTAGATTTTGTGCACGATAAAACGAATATCGTTTAGGTCTCTCGCGCTCGGGTCAAAATACAAATCGCAAAGCTCTATTTCCTCTATCCTTGCCTCGCTACCCTCCCAGTATACTTTCACTGCCGACGATGCGGTAAACGGCGCTTTTAAAAATATCGGCGCAAAAACCTTATACAAATTTATGCGCTCGCAGTAGTGGTCTAACGCCTCTTGCCACTTGTCTATCACGTCGTTTGTAGAGTTGATATACGGCTCTAGTTTGGCAAAGCGGTCATTGTTAAAATATGTTTCGGTTAGCCCGTCGTAAATCCTTTTGGCTTTTGAATTTAGCTTTGGTATGTAGTTTTTGCTTTTGTTTCTGTCTTTCAAGCTTTGTAAAATTTCAGGCTCTAACACCAACAAATACGCGTCATTTAGCTTGTCAAACGCGGGTTTATACCGCTCGTAGCCGTTAATCGCTATCTGCCGTAGCTCGTCTAAGTAGCCCGCCCTATCGTCCATCTTTGCCCTCCAATCTATAATATGTGTTTTTGCTAATCCCCGTTAGCTCGCACACTCGGCGCATTCCTACGCCTTTTCCTTTGAGCGCGCTTGCAAATCTTACTTTGTGTTGCTTCGTCGGCACCACTCGCACGCCTTTGGTCCATTCGCAAACCATCGCCGCGACCGATAGCTTGATCGCCTCGTCGTCTAGCGCGGCTATTTGCCGTATGATTTTGGGCTCTATTCTTTCGTAAATATACTCAAGTTGCAGTCCCAAATCTACCCTATTTTGGGAAAAACGCGCCATTTTTTATCCTTTACCACCCAAAATCATCGTCTCGCGAGCGCTCGCGTTTAAATTTCGGCGTAATCTTGTCAAAAAAGGTAAGCGCCAAAGCATCCGCGTAATCTGGGCTAACCCCGTATTCTTTTTTGATGGCGTCTTTGGGGAGTATCAAGTATCTTTCCTTGCTATCGTATTCGTATTCGATCATCTGCAGTTGCCTTTTGATTTTCTCGTTTGCGTCCATAGATAACAACGAAAAAGCCTCGCGCAAAGAAAAATACATCTCTGCGCGTTTGTTGGTGTATCTACGCTCGTCAGTAGCTTTAAAGCTCGCTTTTGCCTCTCTTACGACGCTGCGCAAGCCCAGATCGCAAAGCGTGTCGTATACTCCGGCGCCTACGCCTATCGTATCGATAAAAATCACATCGGGCTTGTTTTCTGCGCGCTCGTATCGCCCGTATATTTCTCTTGCCAGTCCCGTGACGCTTGCTATCCTGAAGCCCTCAAAGCTTTTCACGCGGTAACCCTCTCTTTGACAAAGCACGCTTTCATCATCTCCGTCGCGCGCCACGTCAAGCCCCCAAACGCCTAGAGCTTTGCTGTTAAAATCCCACGCCGCGCTAAAAGAATTTTCTATCATCGAAAGCGTAAAAAGCGCATTTGTCGTCGTGTCTAAAAACTCGCCGTAAATCTCTTGTCTTACCACGTCGCTACCTGCTCCGCCTAGCTCTGCGATTAGCTCGTCTATTTCGCCGTGACGCAGCATAGGGTTTTTGTAGCTTGATATTTGAAAATTTATCCAGTCTTTGTCGTTTCTCATCCCGCGCGAGGCTAAGTCGAAAAACTTATTTTTCCCCTTTGGCACTCCGCCGATAAAAGCCCGCGACGTCGGGTAGTCAAGCAACATCGGGCGTATAGCGTTGTCCCAAAGGTAGGCGTTTTTTAGGATGATGCCCGCCTCGTTTAAAACCACGATGTCATAGCCGAAGCCCTCGATATTTTCGGGACGTTCTGCAGACCTCATATCCATATACGCGCCGTTTATCGTGAGTTTTTTATCCTGTGCGTGAAATTTCCACAGCTCTTTTGGAAGCTGTTTGAGTTCGGGCAAAAAATATCGCTCGTAGTATCTTTGCAAGTTGCCCGCCACCGTATCGACCCAAAGTATCTTTTTGCCCTCGAGTAGCCACTCGATACAAGCGTTTGCCATGCCTTTTGTGAACCCGCAGCGCCTACCCTTTTCTATCGTGGTAAATTTCGCGTCGTTTTCAAAAAATACCTCGCGCTGCCAAGGAGCGTATTTTAAGTTGAGTTTAATCTCGCTCATCTGTCAGCTCCCGTCTTTCTATCACGATTTTGGTTTCTTCGCTTTGTTGCACGTTTGCGTTATTTATCGTCGTGCTTGACGTTCTTTGATTTACGCCTAGCGTTAGGCTGGCTTTATCTATCGCGTCTTGTAGTGCCTTATAGTCGTTCGCGTTTAGCTCCACCGGCTCGAAATTTTGCACCCCATCGCCGACGCCCACCTTTTCAAATTTGGTATTTTTATCTAGCATTGCAGTAATTTTGGCTAGGTTTTTTTGAGTAGCATTAAAAATCAGCCCACGGTTATACGCCTCGTCTTTAGCAGCGGTCATTATTGCGGTCATTTCCGTAGCCGTTAAACTACTTTGCGCCGACAAAAGCGATATTTGCGCCTCAACTAAGCGGTCATTTTTCGGGGTTAGCCCTTTCGTCAAATTCGCAATTGTAGTCTTTGACGCGTTGTATTTTTTCGCCAGCTCCCTTTGTGAAAATTTGCCCGTATGAAAATCGGCTAAAATTTTTTCTTTTATCTCGTTTGTTATCTTCGCCACTGTTTTCTCCCTAGCTCACTCTTAATAAAATCTATCGCTTCCCCCGAGCCGTAGCACACCTTAGCTTTTGCGTAGTCGTAGCAGTTGATAGTATCTATCCAGACCTTTTGCTCGTTTGATGCCCTGCTTAGGCTCTTTTTGGCGCGCTTCATCTCTACAAATACGATCTTGCCGGGCAAAAAAACAAGCATATCGGGAAAGCCTGCACTTGTTCCCATAGCTTTTAGTTTCTTTTTGTATTGCACGCTAGCTACCCTCTCGTTTGCTACGTGCGTAAACGGGATTTTATTTACTCGCAGCCAATCGGCGAAATACATCATCTCGTGATCCTCTAGCGGCACTTGACCAGTCGCTTTCGCATACGCTAAGGTGTTTTCGTATTTTGGCATCATCAATACAAACTCCTTATCCCGCTTTTATAAATCATATAATCAGGCTTAGCCTTGCTGCCATTACTTAATTTGGCTTGTTTTAGCCTGTAATCTTTAAAAACTTCGCAACCGTCGTTTTCTATCCTATCGTCAATATACGGCAATATATCGCTATTCTCGCTTGAAAAAAATATAAACGGCTCGCGCACCGATCTAATCAGCTTTAAAAAGTCGCGCAACCCCCAAAAGCATTTGTAGCCTGCCTTATTCGTCTGTAGATACGGTGGATCTAAAATCAATACGACGTCCTGTCCGTCAAATTCTTTCATTAGTTCCATTGCGTCTTTGCGGACCATCTCTACGCCCTCTAAATAGCCCTTAGCGCTATACTGCGACACGGAGCCGTTAGCCCCAGAAAAAAATCTTTTCTCTTTCTTAAATTCGGCTTCGTTATGCGCATAGCTCCCGCTGTAAAATAAAACCGAGCTAAACGTTAGCCAATCGATATAAAAGCCTTTGTTTTTGAAGTCATCTAAAATTTGAGTTATCTCGTCTTTATCCTCGGGGCTTATCGATCTATCTTTACCGTATTTTTTGTAGATTGGGCTTATCGCGCGTAAAATTTCGTTGGTTTCGTCGATATGCGCCAATCTTTCGCAATACCCGTCATAGTCGTTGTATATCACGCGAGCATTTGGATAGATTTGCTTTATATTGTGGCTAAGCAACCCCGACCCACCGAAAGCGTCGATAAAAATCCCGTTTCGGTAACCCATAAATTCGTCTTTGATAAGCTCGTTAAACTGCTTTATAAAATTTCGTTTTTGCCCTTGAAACGGCAAAGGCGCGCGGTTAAATTTGGCCATCAAAACAAACTCCCTTGCTCGCCTTTTATTCTTAGCTCGCCGTCGCTCAATATTTCCTCTTGCGCTTCTCCACCCGTAATTTTTATCCTCACGATATTTCGCACAAAATCAACCATCCATACTTCGTAAAATAGTGTTGCGCCTTTTGGTCTGAATTCGAGCTTCATCCTACCAACTCCTCATTGAAATAAACCGCTTGCGGCTCTTTTTTGTAAAAATCAGGAATATTCACTTTAAAAAGCCGCTCGCCTATTCTGTCTTTCGCCATTTCAAATTCTCTTTTTACAACCTCTTTGCGGTCGTTCGTAGTCGCTTTGAGATAAATAATCATATCGCTATCGTAGACCTGATCGCCGCTGCCTTTTAGGCTGTTTCTGCCGGCTTTTAAGTCCGCCTCGCTGATTTGATTGATTAGTATCACGATCACGCCTAGCGTGCGCGTTAGCTCGCTTAATTTGCTTGAAATTTCGTTGTTTTTCTCGTATTCGCTAGCTTTTTCGTTGCTTACTCTGATTTTCATACGGCTGTCGATTGCAAATATTTTGTAGCCTTTTTTTGATAGTTTGCGTATCCTCGCGGCGATCTTGTCTATTTGCGCGCCGTCTTGATAGATTTGGATATTTTTTAACACGTCCCAGCTAGCAAATTTAAACTTTCTGATTAGGATTTTTTCGTACATCTCATAACTAAAAAAACATACTTTTTCGCTTTGCGCCATTGATTTAAGAAGCTCTAGCGTAAAAGTAGTCTTGCCCGCAAAGCTGCCACCCGCTATGTTAATGAAGCTCCCCTCGGCTAGCCCTGCGCCCTCTAGCTCAATATCTAGCCATTGTAAGCCCGTAGGGTAGAATTTCAAATCTCTATTTTTCTCTACTCGCTTGACAAACTCGCCCATATTTTCGCCCTCGTCGTTGCCGTCGTCTAGGTCGTTTATTTTCCCTAGCGCTTTGCCCAGCACTTCGTAGGCGCCCTCCATTTCCTCTTGTGTTAGCTCGGCTTTGTTTGAAAGGTCGGTTTTGCTTAGCTTTTTCTGTGTTTCTTGCAAGATTGAGATGCCTTTTAGCTCTTTTACGAGCCACAAATACCCCTTTTCGCCGAATAAGGAGCTGTGCGATAAAATCTCGTCGCACTCTCTTGATAAAACAGCGTCTTTCTCGCACTGCATAACTACCGCCCTGCTTATACTCTCAAAGTCTAGTCCCTCTTTGATCTTGGCGTTTATCATCCTTGCGATTTTAATTCTTATGCCGCTAAATAGACTTTCATCTAATCCGTGCTTTAAAAGCGAGGCTAGCTCGCTATCCGGGCTGCTGTATAGCGCGGTGGCTAGTAGCGTTTGCTCTAGGTCTAGCCTATCGTTAAATTTCATAATTATCTCCTAGCTCCCAGCACATATCGGGATAATCTTTGCGTAGCTTGTCCGTGCCGAAAGGTTTTATTTCTCGAAAGCCGCCTTTTATGCAACGCCTTACGATCTCTAGTTGAGAAACGCCGACGTATTTGGCTAACTCTGCGCTTATGCGCCTGATCTCAAAATCTTGTAGCGGTCGTCCTCGTTTATCCTCTAGGTATGGGATTAGATGCGTGTAGAGTATGCCCTCGATATTCCAGCCCATAAGGTCGGTCATTTTTAACGCCGCATACCACTCCTTTTCGGTCGCATAGTTTTTAGGGCTTGTATAGCTTACGTAATCGCTAGTAGCGTTTGATTTTGTAGCTACTAGGCTAGGTTTAGCTTCTAGCGTAGGTTTGCTTGCTAGGTTAGATTTCTCTACCCCATAGCCGACTTGATTTTCGTTTAGAGGTCGATTTTTAAAATTCTCGTTCGGATTTTCTTTTAGAGTCGGAGCGTTTAGCGAAGTTTGATTTTTTTCGCGTGCGTGCGCATAAGAATATTCATCTTTGTTTATAATATTCTCTTTCGGCATTTGCTTAATCGTCGGTTCGTCATTTGCCGAATCGTCGATTACCGATTTGCTTAATCGTATTTCGCGTCTAGTTATCTCTGCTCCGCGCTTTTTGTAGTCGATTTTTATGTAGCCTAAGCGCTCAAGTTTTTTTATTTTTTCGGAGACGGTTTGAGGCGTTATTTTGTCGGCTTTAAACAGCTCTGCAAAGTATTCATTGGAGGCGTAGCAATACCCGTCTTTTGCGGTTAAGCCCGATATTTTTATTAATAGCCTAAGTTCGTTTTTTATTCTCGGGTCAAAAATCCACTCGTCGGGGCAAACCCCGTAGCCGTTTGTCTCTCTCATATCGCCTCCTTTAGATAAATACCTCGATCGTTCACCCCCACGAGGTTTTTATTTCCTAGCTCACCAAACCAAAAGTCTATTTGATCGGACGTAACCCCTAGCCTATCGGCTAATAGAGAAAAATCGCCGCAGTAATGCCCGTCGGCAGCAGTTCCCATTGATATAAATAGGAGCAGCCTTAATTCGCCCTCGCTTAAATTTGTATCAAAAATCCAATCTCTCATACACACCGCGTAGCCGAATTCTTTCATTGTATCCCCCTTATTTCGTGTCTAGCCATATTGCCCGGCAGATACTCGACCTGTATTACTCCGCTCATCAGCTCACCTCTGGCTCTCACTAGATCAATCGTGCTAAATTTGAGATCGCTTAAAATGTCGTAGTCGGACACTATCAGCCCCCAGCCTTTGTTTTGCAAATACGCATAAAGCAAAGCGCGCTTGTAGTCGCCCAAAAGATTTATCAGCGTTAAAATCTCGTTCATTCCTCATCCCCTTTAAATTTCTCCACCGTCAGCCACGCAAACACGGCCGACACAAAAAGGCAAATCGCCAAAAAGCCGAGAATTACCCAAATCAAGAGTGCTAAGAGCTTCATCGTCACAGCCTAAATTTGAAATAATTTATCAGCTCAAACAGCAGCACGCCGATCGCAAAAGACGCGATCACAAACTCAATATCAGGCATTACGCCACCCTCTCGACTACTTTTAAAATTTCAGCGCTGTGCCCCGTAACGGCGTCTTTTTTAGTGCCGACTACGATCAAGTAGCCTCGCTTTATCAGTTCGTTTGCACGACCGCATACGCTATTGATGGGTTCTCCTAGCGCACGCGAAATCTCTTGGCGCGTCGCACCGTTTAGACGCTTTTCCATAAACTCGTATATCTCCGCCCGTTTGCCGTTTAGAAACGGCTTTATGGCGCGATATGCTTTTAGCGATGTTTCAGCTATCATTTTTTAGCCTTTTTGGTATAATCCTTTATCGATTCTAAAGGATTATTTATGTTTGAAGTTTTAGACGCCTCGTTTAAAACCCTTATCCTCAACGGCTTTACGCCCTTTGCTATCTTTCTTACGGTTTTGCTTATATTCTCTTTTGGGTTTGCCTGCGGATTTTTGACGAATAGATATTTCGGCGCCAAGCCGTTTTGGTTTGAAAAAGAATTTACCTGCTTCCTAGAGGACGAGAACGGCAAGGAATTTAAAGTAGACGCCAACGTCCTTTTTAAAAACTCAAAAATAGCCCGCGTAAATTGCCCTTTGTTTAAAAACGGCAAATGCAAAGGCGAGCATAAATGTCTGATACTTGAAAAGCGCGTATAAGCTGATCTCATTTTTTAGCCTTTTAAAATTTGACTTTCATTTAAGCCCTTAGTAGAATTCCAAGCGACCAAGCTAAGAAATTCAAAACAAAGGACTTAAATGACAGACAAAGAAATCGTTCTAGAGCTGACGAAAGCCGTCATAGAAAAACAGACGGCTTTACAGACTATTAATCAAAAAGAATACGCCTCGCTAGTCGGCGATAATATTGCAACCCTTTTTAACACGATCGCTAGCGGCATAAAACCTACTTTGGACAAACTCGCTACTCAATGCGAGAAACAAGCCCGCAATAGCTAGCTAGCATTTTTATCATCTTAGCTTGGTCCCCCCACTCTAGCTTGTCAAGCTCCTTAATCATCTTTTTTAGCGACTTGCGAAAAGCTTTCTTTTTGGCTTTTGCTACTATTTTTTGATCTTCGTTCATCTGCTCTCCTTTTTAGAAATATCCATAAAAAGCCCTTTTGCGCTATAATCGATTTGCTAGAAAAATTTAACTCAAAGGGCTTATTTATGGAAACTTTTTTAAAAAGTTTGATACTGGATAGGTGGTATAAAATGCTAATTGCACTCGGATTTATCGGCGTTATGTATTCTTTATCGTTTAGCGTCAAGGTTCTAAACAACGAGGTTATATTTTTTGGCTCATTGTCGCTGTTTTTTGCGGGCGTAGCGCTGATGGCTATGCAAGTCCCGTTTGCCGAGCCAATGGAAAATTCATATTTTTTAAAGCAATCCACGCGGACTAAATTAAATCTTACGGGCGCGATATTATTTGCTGTATCATTCGTTTTTGCGGGGTTTGCGGCAGCTAGCTTATAACTCATTTTTTAGCCTTTTTGAGTTGTTTGGCTTCTTGCTCGGACAGCCAAAGGCGGATGTTTTTCCACGCCTCATAAGGGACGCCTACCTCGTAAAAACAAGCCGTCATAGCCTCGTAATTAGGCTTCATTCTAGGATTTAGTCTCAAAATTTGCTTCACAGTGTCAAACATGTAAAATCTAAGCAAAACAAGTTTTATCGCCGTGTATATTTCTTTTTGTATTTTTGTCAATTTCATAGTGTTAGTGTATAATAATTCCACTTAAAATAATTTTAAATAGTGGATTTTATTTACGCTAATATTCTTTAATAATTGTTATATAATAGTGGAGTATTAATCCACTATTAGGAGATAAAAATGGCTGACGTTTTTAATTATTTGCTAGTAAAGCAAGCACTAAAAGAACGTGGAGCGACTTATCAGGATTTGGCAGATTTTTTAACTGACAAGGGAATGGTAACTGTATTAGATACAGTAAAAACGTGGTTTAGAAACGATGAAAAAAGGCGCTCTGCGCCTGAGCTTCCAAGGATTAAGTTAATAGCCGAATATCTCAAAAAGAGCTTTGACGAAATAATGATCGGGTATTCGACAAGCGCCCTTAAACAAACCCCCCTTAGGCGCGTGCCCATCGTTGGCTCTGCCAGCTGCGGAGTACCAGAGCTAAACGCCTACCAAGACGTTGATACATACACCTATTGCCCTGCCGACGAGTGGAACGAGGAGATGTATTCGGTTATCGCAAACGGTAGCAGTATGGAGCCTGATATTGAGGAGGGCGACGAGCTTTTATGTGATCCCAAAGCGACTGTTATGGGCGGCGACATAGTGCATTACAGTATTGATGGCGAGGGGGCCGTTAAGGTTTATGCTGTAGTGCCGGCACAGAATAAATTTTACTTCATTCCTATAAACGATAAATTTCCAATCAAAGAATTTGACGATACCCTAGAAATTAGAGAAAAATTACGGATAGTTAAGGTTATAAAATTTAATCGTTCATTAGAAAATGGGCGCAAGGCAAGGCTTAGAGGGCTAGGTTTTTAGCCCCCGCATAGCCCATAGCTACTCCATAAATTCAAAGAGGTTTTAGGAAAGAGGACAAAATGGTAGATCAAGGTAATCAGCTAGTAGAAAAGAGTATAGAGGCGTTTCTATTAGCGCTAGAGATTTATAACAAACCGACGATAAAATACCGCGTCGAGGGCTTTAGCTTTTTTATCTGCAATGCTTGGGAATTAATGTTAAAATCCCTCCTTTTAAAGAGGGGCGAGAGTATTTATTACAAAGATACGAACAGGAGTATTTCGCTAAACGATGCTATCAGCAGGGTTTATACAGATAAAAATACGGGGAAAAGGAAAAATTTAGAGCAGATTATACAGCTAAGAAATACCAGCACGCATTTTATAAACGAGGACTATGAAGCAAAATACGTTCCGCTATTTCAAGCTTGCGTGCTAAATTACGTCAATGAAATAAGTAAATTCCATAGTGTAGATATAACCGATTATTTGGCGGATAACTTTTTGGTTTTGTCTTTTAACTACAAGCCGCTTAGCAATGAGGAGATCAAGCTAAAATACTCGCCTGAAGTCGCCCAAAAACTGATAGAGCAAGCAAACAGTATAGAAGTGCTTAGCAATGAAATAAAATCGGACGGGTTTGTTATGCGCCTAGAACAAAAATTATACATAACAAAGCATCAAAAAGAGGCTGATTTTTCGGTCAGTATAGACAAAAATTCAAGTTCCAAAATAGTTATCGCTAAAGAGCTTAAAGACCCGTACAATACGCACAAATATTCGTATGATAACGTTATAGAGGCGGTTGGAACAAGGCTAAAAAATAAAAAGATAGTGCTAGACTATCAAAAAGGATTTAATAAATTCGTCTTAAATTTAGTGATAAATTTTTATAACGTCAAGGAAAATAAAAAATTCGCATACAAACACGTGATAGGAAGACAAGAACACTATACCTATTCCGAGCAATTTGTGGAATTTATTATGGATGAGATAGCTAAGCGCCCTGGTAGCTTCGTAAAGAATCTAAAACAAAATAGATAACCCCAGGGGCATGCGGAATACTAAGCCAAGGCCTACCTTGTTACCAAGACCGCAGCGCTAATCCATCACGAGTTATCTTGATAGAATTATACTGTAAAATTTCTAAAACGATTTTGAAGTTTTACCATCTTAAATTAAATTAAATTAAAAGAATTGAAAAGAAATGAAAAGCATTTTATTGCTAGCAATGCTGTATGCGTCGCTCTTTGCATTTAGCGGCAAGGTCGTCTCTATTCACGACGGCGATACGGTCACGATATTACAAAACAAACAGCAAATCAAAGTAAGGCTATTCGGCATTGACGCACCCGAACTCAAGCAGCCATACGGCAAGAAATCGAAGCAATTTTTGGCAAATTTGATAGCCGGCGAAGTCGTAGAAGTCGAGGAAAACGGCAAAGATAGATATAAACGCACAATCGGCACGATCTATTTAAACGGAGCGGACATAAACGCCCAAATGGTAGCAAACGGCTACGCGTGGGCGTACCGCAAGTTTTCAAAGAAATACACCCCGCAAGAGAGCAAAGCGAAAAGCCAAAAACTGGGCTTATGGCAAGACAAAGAGCCTGTCCCGCCGTGGGAGTGGAGAAGGCGCTAGTATTATTCCTCTGTATTTAGCTTTTCGGCGATCGCCTTTATTGTTTTTTCCGTGTAGTTTGCGGAATTTGCAACATTATCATCAATATTTCTATTAATTTCTATAATCTTATCTGCTTTTAGATAAAGCAAAACTAACATCACGACAACAAACAATCTATATGCCCATAACATATTTTACCTTTTTTTAGAAATTATACCACAAAAATATTTTTTAAAAGTGCATTATATATCCACTTTTTTAAGTTGTGTTTAAGTGGAATTATTATACACTTCACTTATCCAAACGGACAAGGCGACCCACGCCGAGGTTACGTAACCTAAAGCTACGGGTTAGCACCACCGCAGAGGGTGTGAGCGTTTCGGGGGTATTAGCCGATGAGACGCACCTGACGCGCGATACGATACGCGCGACCGACGTTAGCCCTGATTTAGGATAGTTTTTCACAGGGTTTTTAATAAAACGAAAAAGACCGCATTTTTTAACGTAAAGCGATATGAATTTATCTAAAAGGAAGCAGTATGCAAGAATTCATCATCAAAAAAGGAACTACGATAAAGATAAACGGGTTGCCTTTTACGCTAGAACAAGATACCAAAGTATCCGGAACTAGCGACAATTACAAATTAGCTTTCAACCAATCGGAGCAAGCGGTATCAAAGCCCGTCCAAGCGCCCAAGTGATCGCTAGTTTGAACCACTAAAAGCTTGTCGTTTCCGTCAATCGTATTTTCTAAGAAGCGGCAAGCGTCCTCAGGCGTAAATAAGCTTTTTATTATCCACGTCGAATCAAGACAATGCCAAGGCGCACCCGACGCTAGGGTTTTTATCCCGTCATAGAGCTCCTTGTAGTTTTGTCCTTGTTTGTTTAAATCATAAGAAATTATAAGAGTATTCATATCGTATCCTTTTAAAATCGGCAACCCGGTAAATTCTAAATTCATATCGCTTTACGTTTTGTTAAATTCATTTATGGCGGACGTATGCTAATCGGAAAACTCTTGGACGTCCGGAAAACGAGCTTTTGGAATGCAGGTTCGACTCCTGCCGTCCGCCACCGTATCAATAGCACGAGTCGAGCGAAAGCTCCAACCAACCAAACAACACAGAAAGGTAAAAAGAAATGGAACCGCAAATCGTAAGTAAAGATGTAGACGTCCTAGTCGAATGCCTAAGAAGTCTAGGGGCGGGTATGCTGCTAAGCCAAACCGCAAACAACCTAAAAGAAGCCATCAGCGCCGTAAAAGCTACGGGCAAAGCCGCTAGCGTGAGCATAAAGCTAAATATCAAACCCGACGCTAACTCAGAGGGCGAGATCATAGTTTTCGGCACTACGGGCGTAAATTTACCGAAAGAGCCTATTAGGACGAGATTTTATGTATCGAACGACCTACTACCGGTGCGCAATGCACCCAACCAACTCGTAATGAGTATGTAATTTACACACAAAGGATAAACAATGTCAGAAGAAAAGAGTAAATACGTAGTGCCTAGCGTAATGCTAGACGAAGGCAAGAGAGCCGTACTAACACACCAAGACTACAAATTGCCCGACTCTTTCTTAAAAGAACCTCTAAGAAACAAATATACCATAGGCGCTCTTGACGTAGATAGCTTCGTTGATCTCGTCAATGAATACAAGGAGCCAAACTCAAAGCTATTTTTCGACGACAAGAGCATAAAGTGCGTCGTAGATTTCAATTCCAAAGATAAAGCCGAGTTTTGCGAGAAGCGCATAAATTTGGGCTTAGGCTTTACCCCGTTTTACGAAGCCTTTAGCCAAAGCGTGGGCAAAAACCTAGGTCAGCGCGACTTCGTATTTTTGCTTAAAAGCCTATTTGCGTACATTACCGCCATAGACGGCAAACCAAACGACAATATGGACGTGATCGAGCTAGCAGAGAGCTTGCAGGCGGTCAAGAAATTTGACAGCGTGCAGAAAAATACGAGCTCAAAAATCAGCCTAGATGTCGAGATCAAATCGGGCGCAAAAGAGACTATCCAGATGCCAAAAAACATCACTTTCACGCTACCGGTTTACGAGGCTGATACGGAAGTAAAAGGCAAATTCGAGTGCGAGCTTTTCGTAACTATCGACGAGGAGAAATTCGGCCTAAAGCTAGTGTGCTATACGGCCGAGGCTTCAAGGCGCGAGGCGCTTGGAGAGATAGTATCGAAGATCGGCCAGAAATGTGAAGGCATCAAAGCCTTTAAAGCAAGTATAAATTAATGTCGGCGGGCATCCCCCCGCCACCGTATCTTAAATCAAGTCCCGCAAACTCACGCAAGCATTTAGTCTCCTAAAGGTAAAAATTTGGTTTAACACAACTCGCGGGGCTTGCTTTAGGATACGAAACCAAAGGAGAGAAAAATGACTATCGAGGAGCTAGAGCAGGTTTTAGCAAGCCTAAAAGCCCTAATAAAGGCGAAAAAAGACTACGAAAAACTAAGCGACAAATACTCAAAAATAGATTTTAGGGAAATGTCGAGATCGCAAAGAGCTAGGTCAAACGAAAGGCTAGGCGACGCGGCATTTGACGTGAAAGTAAAAACGGACGATTTGCACGCCGACTTAGTGGACGCGGGGCTATGCGAGATGAAAGAACGCTACGAGCAAAGAGAACTAGGGCAAAGCGCAGGGCTGGGTCACGTTTACCGTGCGGCGTATTTGCCAAAAATACCGAAAAAATACAAGGCAAAACAATAGAACTTCAATGGCGGGCTAGTCATCTCTAGCCCGAGAAAGGATAAGCCGTGCGGCTATTTAGGTTATTTAGGCGGCTAATGAGTTATTTCCAAAAAGGAAACAACTCGAAACGGTTAATCAAAAATATCAGGTTTTTAAATTTAAAAGGATAAGAAATGACACAAGAAAAAGCCGAAGCAAAAATCAAAGAGTATATGCAAGAGATTTGCGAGCGAACCGACAAGGATGATATTTACGGCGGACTTGATAGCCTCTTTGAATACGAGGACGACACGGACGTAGTTTTATGCATCCGCGAGTATTTGAGCGAATATCCGAACGAGAAAGTCGGCGAAATGTTAGAGGAACTGCTATCGGACCGGCGCAAAATCAAAGAGGAATACAAGGCTAGGATAGAAAAGACGACAGCTCAAATTTTAGAGCCGTTTAAAATTATCACAGACGAATACGAAAGGATAGCGATATGATGGGCATAAACTACAAAAAATATCTAAAAAACAAAGACAGACTAAGGACAAAGAGTATCAAAACAATGCGCGAATTTGAAGCTCGCGTAAAATCATTTAGGGGGCAGAGATGACGCAAGACGAGATAGCACGCTTTAAAGACGACTTCGCGCGAGAATTTGACGGCTACATCGGCCAAACCGCGGCACACATCGTGGAGTTGGCAAAGATGGCTAACTCAAAGCTCAGCCTTATAATGCAGTTTTTAGGGCTTGCGGTGCAGGCTAAATATCACGAAAGAGGGGAAAATGATCGAGATACTAAGTAAAATCCAATGTGAGCTAAAAGCTCCAAAAAGCCAATTTAACAAATTTGGCGGGTATTCATACAGAAGTTGTGAGGACATAACCGAAGCGGTTAAACCTCTGCTAGAAAAATACGGCGTCGCGCTAACAATAAGCGATGAAATAACGCAGGTGGCAAGCCGCATATACGTCAAGGCTACGGCGACACTACGAGGTAAAGATGGCGAAATAAGCGTGGCGGGCTTTGCTAGAGAGGCGGAAACAAAAAAAGGTATGGACGAAAGCCAGATCACGGGTAGCGCGTCGAGCTATGCGCGCAAATACGCCCTAAACGGGCTTTTTGCTATCGACGACACAAAAGACGCGGACGCCACGAATACTCACGATGACGAGCTAAAGCAGAACAAGCAGCCGCAAAAACAGCCGACGTTTTTAAACGCCGATCAGTTAGCCGACTTAGGGCATTTGTGCGAAATAACAAACACCAACCCCGACGCAATAGTAGCGGCATATAAGGTTAAAGCTTTTGCAAATCTACCGTATGAAAAAGTGCGCGGGCAACTACTAAAAAAGCTTGAACAAATGCAGCAAGCCCAACAAAGCGCATAAAGGATAAACGATGATAATAAATTTAACTCAAAATACCCCCGAGTGGCTAGAATACCGCAAAGGTAAATTCAACGCTAGCGAGGCGGGCGACGTTATGGGCGTGGGCTTTAATAAGCCCTACCAACTAGCGCAAATCAAGTATCAAGACAAACAAGTTTTTCAATCGGGCGCCATGAAGCGCGGGCAAGAATACGAGCCGAAAATAAGGGCGATATTAAACGAGAAGCTAAATTTAGACCTCTCGCCCGTCGTAATGCAAAGCGACGCCGACCCTAGATTTTCGGCTAGCCTTGACGGATACGACGTGTTTACGGACACGTTTTGCGAGATCAAATTTAGCGACGCCGAGCTAGAGTATCTACGCAAAAACGGCAAGCCTAGCGAAAAATACTTTTGGCAAATACAGCACCAATACTACGTGAGCGAGGCTAAAAAATGTATATTTGCCGTGGGCTACATAGACGAGGATTTTGAAGTGCAATGCGAATACGTAGAAGTTGAGCGCGACGAAAAGGCTATTAAAAAACTAATCAAGGCGTGGAACGAGTTTGAAAAGACGTATAAAGACGCCGCCCCTGACGAGGAGTGGCTAAGCCTAAGCGAGAATATCGCCAAGCTAACCGAGCGGAAAAAGCAGATCGAGGACGAGCTACAAGCTCTAAAAGATAGAGCGATAGAAAAGGCCGCGGGCGTAGAAATGAAAGTATACGGGCTAACCATTAGCAAGATCGAATACAAAGAACGCTACGACTACAAAGCGTTTTGCGAGCATACGGGCGCGGTAATTCCTAGTGAGTATATAAAAGCAGGGTCGGTTAGCTGGAGCGTGAGGACGGCGTGATTATCTCATCGCGGTTTAACCGCTTTATGCACGGCGTAGTGTTGCGAGAGCTGGGTGCGCTTAGGTATTTGCAAATACGCGAGCATAAACTAGCCCTGCGCCCCTTTTATCTCACGCACGATACGCTAAAACAGCTTTTAAAGGTTTTGGACTTCGACTACCCGCGTGAAAAGGGCGGCAAGCCCTTTAGCTACAGAAAACTAACCACTCACGATATGCTAGCTCATATTGCTTTTATCGAGCTGGTAATGGCTGAAAACGGCTTTGAGCCAAAATATCTACAAGAATTTAAAGAGGAAATTAAAAATGTTTAACAAAATAGTTTTAGTCGGACATTTAACGCGCGATATTGAGTTGCGCTACACCCAAAACAGCGCGGCGATAGGCAGCTCCGGCATTGCCGTAACCCGAAAATACACGCTAAACGGAGAGAAGCGCGAAGAAACGTGTTTTATCGACATAACGTTTTTTGGTAAGCTATCGGAGATAGCTAATCAGTATCTCTCCAAAGGCTCAAAGCTCTTGATCGAGGGGCGATTAAAATTCGACCAATGGACCGACAACAACGGGCAAAACCGCTCAAAGCACACGGTAGCCGTCGAGAATATGGAAATGCTAGGCGAGCCGAAGCAAAGTAATCAAGGCTATCAGCAAGGCGGCTATTTAAATCAGCGTCCGCAACAAAGCGCGCCTAAGAAGCCGCAGCAGCAAAAACCGCCTGCCGACGACTACGACCCCGACTATGGTCGTGTGATAGACATTGATGTCGACGTCGGCGATGAAAATGGTGACGAAACGATACCATTTTAGGGGGGCGGTTATGAACGATTTAGAGCAAAAACTAAAAGCGGCGCAAGAGGAGATTACAAGGCTACGACGTAAAAAAGTAGTTTTGCCCTCTCACGCGGCGGAAATATTGCGAAAAGTCAAAGAAAGCGCGCAAGCTGCGCTAAACGCCAAGACGATGACGAGCAAAGACCGCAGGCTACGCGGCATAATAAGCCGTATCGGCAACCCGTAAAAGGCAAAATATGACTACCAACGAGCTAAAAGACGCCGCTATTTTCATAATGGCGTATAGCTATCTAAAAAGGGATAGCTCGCAGGAGCTAGGACTATTCATAAACAAAAAAGCGAGCAAATTTATCGATGAGCTATTGGCGGCAATGACGCCGATTGCTAGATACTACTACGAGCACAAAAAGCGCATAGACGTGCAGATAACTGCGCTAGAAAACAAAGCCTACGTTCGCAAGGAAAACTTCGGCACGACAGCCCCACAACTAGCCTGCGATTTGATTTATTTGCGTTTCGCGCCAAACGAACGCAAGGGGCAAAGGCTAGCACCGATCTTAGCCGAGTTTTACGCACTCAACAAGGAGAAAATAATGTATATCGCAAACAAGAGCTACGATACCAAATATCGCAAAGAGGCGGAGGATAGCCAACGCCTAGCGTATTTTTACATTGAGAACATATGATGAAAGAAGTAGCAGACGATTTGCGAGCGATAATCGAGGAGCTAGCCACGCTTGAAAAGCGGCTCGATAGCCTAAAGCTAAAGATAGATTTAGCCTACGGCGCGAACCGTGAGCCGTACAAGTCCTGGATAGAGGACGTAAAAGAAATAAAAGAAACGATAGAAAGGATAAGAAAATGACGACTGAAGAAAAGATCGAAGTAATGCAAGCCTACGCGCGGGGCGAGACGATAGAAGTATCCGACAAGGGCGCGAATGACTGGAGCGAGATAAAACACCCGCTTTGGGATTGGAATAGTTTTGAATATCGCGTTAGGCCCGCAAAAAAAGTAACGATTGATAAGAATTTAAACAAGCATTTCATATCTAAGCAGCTAGGCAACATCGCGGAACTAATAGATACTAAAATTTTTCTCTACGAAGGCAAATACATAAGCGTCGATGACGTACTTTGGTATTGGGAATTCAAAATGTCCGATGGCTGGCATATCAGCCAAACGAGAATGACGAGAGCGCAGGCGCAGGCATTTGTCGGCGAGAGCGTAGAAATCGCCCCGCTTTACGCGCTTGGGTTTAGGATAAAGGATGAGAAATGAGTAGCCCTGATAGAGAAAAAGAAAAAGCCGCCCTAGCCGAGCTTGACGAATTTTGCAAACGCCAAAACGAGATCGCACAAGCCGAAACCGCGCGCCGCGCCAAAATAGCGTGGATAGCGCGCGAGATAGAGAAGTTTGACGACGGGCGGCTTAACCGCGTGATCGTCACGATAAATCAAGTCAAGGAGTAGAGATGAGCGAATTTCTGGAGCTTAAAAGTCTAATTCTTGAAATGAAAAATACCGTTTCCTTGCTCCTGCCAAAATGCGTGCCGTTATCTTACGTCTGCGACGTTTCGGGCAAAAGCCGCCAAACGATCACGGCATACGTCAAGTCAAATTTAGAGCCGCAGACTGAATTTTGGCTAGAGAATGGTAAAATAATGCTGTCTCAAACTG